GGCACCAACGCCAGCGGCAGAAAATTCCTGTATACCTTCTGCTAAATTCTCCAGTGGAGTATCTAACGCGGCTTCTAGTCTTTGGCCGGCTAACTGCCTTTCTCTTTCTGCTTGAGCAAACTCCTCTTCCAAACGCTCACGCTCAGTAAGCTCTCTATAAGCACCAAAAATTTCTTCAAGCTCTGCTTCGGTCGGGGGTGCATCACCAGTTAACGATAAAGTACGCCCAGTGTCAGGGTCTGTTACTTTATAAGTAGGCATTATTAAGACCCCTCTACTTTTACTTTAAAGCGCCCTACTGTTTGCGTTCCTTCTTCGTCGGCGTCGTTAGATTCGTCAGAATCAGAGTCGGCATTAGTAATGTCAAACTGCCCTAGCTGTTGCTCAAGAATTTCAATTTCAGCTAACAAAGGAGCAAGGGCTTGCTGTCTAGCCATTTGTACTGCTTTTTCTCTGCTTGTAAAAAAGCCTTCAAAACCTTTTATGGCAGTTTCTGAAGGTACGTACTTTGCGGCGCCGTCTTTAAGTCTGTTAATTCTATCAGCCAGCCTTCTTTTTTCGTTTGATTGGGATACAACCGCTCGACTTAAAAGATCATTTATAGCGTTAAACTCTCTAATGGCGTTCTCTTTTTCACCACTATTCCACGTTTCACCCATTTCAAAATTTGGTTGCTTTATTCTTGACAGCCTTTCTTTCAAGTTAGTCTTTAAAGCTTCATCAATATTAGAGTTGTCTATAGAAGATTGTAATTCAGAAGTAGCTAGTGCAGATTTTTTCTGAGCATCAGCGTCTTGTTTTCTTTGCAAAGCATTTGTGTAATTTAAATTAGCCGTTTCTTTTCTAAGCTTTTCTTCTTTTATGTCTTGAATTACTGAGGCAAAACCAGAATCAATTAAGTTTTGTTCAAATGCCTCTCTACTGCCTTCGGGTACAGCAAAGTAAGCTTCTTGTAAGGCGTCTTCTTGTTGTTCTCTTTGTTTTGTTTCTAAATTAATTTTGCTAAGTTGAGCAGAAACCCTAGCGTTTTCTCTGCGTAATGCATCATCTTGCTCTTCTTGGGTTCGCCCTGAAATACTAGCTGGGTCTACGCCAGCTTGAACGGCAACGCGGGACATAATATTTTCTATGCGTTTTTTTTCTTCAATTGTTTCTGCGGCCTGTCTAGCCGCTTCAAGGCTGCGAAGACTTTCAAGACCGCTTTGTTTAAGGGCGGCAGTTTTTGATGCCTCTGCTTGCATTAACTCTTCAGGCGTTCTTGCTCTTTCTGTCATAAACTCTGCACGCTCAACAGCACTCATCCCGCGAAGCTTTTGCATTTCTTCCCGTTGCTGTTGTTGCTGTCTTAGCAATCCTTGAGTTTCGCCAAGACCGCGAGCCGCAGTGAACAACCCCTCTTGAAACGAGGGCTGAGTCATTGACCGTAAAAACTGTTGTGAAAACCTAGCCATGATTAATCTCCAATTCCTAAAAGTCGTCCAATTCCTGACCCTACACTGCCAAGGTTATCAACGATGTCGCCAAACAAACCACCTAGCCCTGAACTACCACCAGATTCGCCTTTACTAGCCGCTGCTCTTTGTTGGTTAATTAAGCCACTTATAACATTACTTCCAATGCCGCCCAGCAAGTTAGCCCGTGCCTGTTCTTGCAGTAGCTGTGCTTCGATGCCAGACAGTGCAGTCTCACCAAAGAGTCCCGTGCCAAACTGCTGTGCCTGCTGTGCAAGCTCTTGTTGGATTAAGCCTGGGCGAGTAGCTTCAATTAACTGTTGCTGCGGCAAGAAGCTAGCGCCTAACAACTGACCACCCAAGGCCGCTTGTTGTGCTTGCTCTGCTTGCGCCTGTTGCATTGCAGTCAACATAGCCCGATTGCGAGCTTCTTCTTGCGCTGTTGCCAGTGCTAACTGCTCGGGTGTAGCACCACCATAAGTTGCTGATGATGTGCCTAGCCTACCTTGTGATAGAAGTCGCTCTTCCAATGCAAGCCTTTGACGCTCCTCTTCAGGGAGTTGCGTGGCTCGTATACGATCAAACACAGCTTGTTCACGTGCTTGCGTAGGTGTCATTGCTTGACCAAAGAAACCACCAGCACCACCAAGTAGCTGTTGCTGTAATGCCTGCTCTTCAGGAGAAAGTGTCATGCCGATCTGAAGGCCGTCAGCAGTAGGTTGTTGCATAGGAAAAGGCGTCGTTTGTGGCGCTTGTATTTCCGTTAACAACTGACCTGATAAAGGCGAAGGAGGTTGATAGCCAGAATCTATTAATTGTTGTTGAAATTGTTGTAACAATGCGTCTGCTTTAGGATCAATACGAGGCAATCCGCTTACTTGGTATCCAGGATCTCCAGGTTTAAGTAGTTGATCACTCGGAGGCAACATCATTGATGGTTGACCTAATGGCTGTAGGTCAGGGCCAGTACCATATCCAAACGTTTCTCTAGGCATTGGCGTAGCCATAGGCTGACCACCCATACGCGCAGTAAACATAGCGCCGGTAGGAGTAGTCACCGTAAATGGCCTGAACTCAGACTCTCTTTGCCCGCGTTCTGCAAGACCCATAGCCTCACGTTTAGCCTGTTCACCAATATTACTTAGGCGATCATAGGCTTCTCTTGTTAGCAAACCGCCAGCCAATCCCATAAGCGCATCAGGGGAAGACAAGAAAGATTGTCCGGCCCCCATCAAGCCACCAAAGATATCGCCTAACCCGCCGGTAATTCGCTCAAATCCACTTTGTGGTGTGGAGAAATCAGCGGCCTCTGTAGTAAGAAACGGATCAGTTTCTACTACTCTGCCTGTATTAAAATCAATAACTGGTAAAGCCATTGTTATCTCCCGTTAAAGTAGCTTACCTATCAAAGCCATTACGTTAATTTCTTGTAGTGATAAGGGCGATCCATCAATCTCTGATTCCAGACCTACCTGAACACTTGTCCCATATCCTGTTGTATTGATACTGCGCTGGTTAGTAAGTTGTCCGCCAGTAAATTCAACGGTCGTAAACTCACTTTCACCGTAGAAACCAGTAATTTGGTTGCCTACCGTAAACTCTGCCGTAGCGTATGTAGTATCAAAGTCATACGCCCACTTCATAAATACTGTTGCATTGTTTGCACCCACCAATGTGGGCTTTAGTTTTTTAAGTATCTTAATTCGTGAGCTATCGCCAAACGTCAAGCTTGGGCTGTAATAACGGAATCGATAACCAAGGTTGTTGTCTTGAAAACCTTCATACTTACTAATGCCGTTAGATGTACCTATTTGTAAGTCACCATTCTCTAGCCTGGTATATGCAGTAAAGCCAGTAGAAGGCCATCGAGTTGTTCGATAAGAACCATTCTCTAAGGTGCCTCTTACATCAAAACAATATGTAACGTCTTGACCTACAAACGTCAGAAGATAAAAGCCTTCTTCAGGACTGTATGCTGATCTAAAGAATTGTGTTTCGTTTTGTAGTGCGGCAATGATGTCTTTTGTAATGTTGTTAGACAGGCTGCTAATTGGCAGTGACTTTTCTTGGATTGTCCGACCAAAGCTCTTGAGTCCTGTATGCGACAAGAATAAAACGTCTGTGCCGGTGTATTGAACAGTATCTCTATCAACACAGCCAACACCCGATACAGTGTCTTCTAGCGTCATACTTGCAGGAGATGTTGCTCCCGCATAGAGAACAATGCTGTGCTTGCCAAAGATAATTAGCTTGTCGTTGTGTGCTGCCAAAGCAACTATCTCATCGTAACCATCAGGCCAAACAGTAGAGATATCTATATTGCCGCTAGATCCACCAGTCCAAACATGACCCTGAAGTAGGTCAGACCAGTAAATCGTAGACTTATCAGTACTAAAATCTGCTGTCCAAAGGCGACCAAACGCAGCTAAAACTTCGTTGCCATACTTTGCGCTAGTCATGCCATTAGCACCAGACACAGAACTAAGCGTGGCTACTGCGTTACTAGCATTGTCATACACTAACGGCTCTAAACCTCTTTGGAAGAAATAGATATTGTCGTTAAACGTCACCATCTTCCAATTGTCAGCGTTAATTGTGTAACTACCAGGCGTTTCATCTGCCAAGGTAGTTGTGCCGCTCATAATCTTATTGTTGCCTACAGAGAATATTTTGGTGTTGCCACCGTCATCCCTGAACTCTTTGATTCCCCGTATAGAAGCAGTGCCTAGCACGGTTTTATTGGTCGTAATGACGGTATGACCTTTACGTGCGGCAATACGTCCTCGCTTATCGATCACAGCATTGTCTGCAATCTCAGCAAAAGACGGATCTTGTGCTAACGGCGAGTCTTCGGTGTTAACACCCTTAAAGGCCGGAGCTACAAGATTGATGCTTTGCAGTTGTTGAGCCATATCAAACCGTCCTAAATACCATCTCTTCTGGATGTTTTGCCGCATCAATTGCTATGGCATCTGACAGATACTGGTTAGCAACT